AAACTTTCAAATTATATTCTTGAGACACAGTTTGCGACAATTGCACTTACCTTTATTTTTATTTTTTTGATCCTAACCCTTGAATTCAATTTCAGGCTTGCAATGGCTGGCATGTTGGCCTGCTCACTACCTGTTCTAATTACCATGGGTACTATAGCTCTTCTTGGGTTCCCATTCGATTTTGCAACGGTAATTATTGCCAGCGTTACTATGGGTCTATCAATTGATGATACGATTCATATTTTACACAGCTATCAACATTATTTGGTCGATGAGCATAAAAGCCAACGCCAATCGCTAAGGCAAGCATTGTTTATTCCCGGACGACCTATTGTGCAGTCGACCTTCCTGTTTTGTTTTGGGGCTGGTGTTTTTCTGGTCAGTGACCTAGTTATGCTGCAGCGATTTGCAAGCTTCACTATTATGGGTTTGGTCTTGGCATTGGTAGAAACAATTCAGAGCATTGTGATGCTCGTCGTCCCGATCAACCTGGCAAAGCAGCGACTGTAACTCATAAGCACTATCCACCTGTTGTGGATGTGAATAGCGATAGTTTTACTCCACCTAGACCAGCGGTGATGTATGACTCTTTGGTAATGAGTCCTTATCCTCCTACAGGTAGAGGTGGTTATCAGTATACTTCACCAATACCAAACTTTGATACAGATGCTGGTGCAAGTTGTGGAAAACTAGTCAATGATGTTAGTTGTGGTCGAATCATCTTCCAGCATCAACCTGGCGACCTATCTTTTAGAGAGATGGATAGTGACACTTGGTTTCATTATCTGTATGACATGGGAGACTGGGGTGGCACTGTAGGACTTCCATGCTTTCGTATTATTACTCAAACTCGCTCTGGCAGCAGCACAACTTCCGTAACTACTGGTGAGCCTCCTACAACCACTGTTACTGGAGGATCTACTGATGATTCTGGCAGTAAACAACAGTGTGTCCCTTGTCAAAATTTCTACTGTACACCCGTAGAATCGTATTGTAGATACGAATATAGTGGTCCTGACGAGACTGGAGATCCAGATTGTCCATATCCATTGCTGTTTGGTATTGGCACAAACAGTAGAAAGGTTGTTATTGAATACAATGACCTGGCATCATCCGACCCAGATGGTGTAACTGATGTCAATTTTGTCTATTCTCCTGATAATATTGACCAGGATGTATGGAATCAGAATAGTTTTAGTCCTGGAGACCCTGTAATCACCTCTCAAACGGGTTGGGAAGCGGACGAAGCATTCTTTGAAGACTTTTTTCTCGCTACATTGGAGACTGGTAATCCAACTGATGGCATTGGATTCCAAGTAAAGGTCAAAGTTAGACCTGCTTTGCGAGATAACACGACCGATGTTGAAGGACCACCTGAAATTATCGGCACATCATGGGAATTGATGGAGATTATGAGTCAGGGACAGAATTATACTGTCAATGATACCTTTACATTGACCTATGAGCGCACTCATTTTAGTGGTGCAGTAACTAATTTTACCATCAATGCCAAGGTTACTGCGACAGGACCAGTCAGCACAATCCTTGGAGCACAGAATTTTGACCTTTTGATCGTTGGTGACCAGTTAAATGGGCACACTGTGACGAATGTAGTCCACATGGATCTCGAAAATATGCCATATCACATCGTTTACATCGATGGATCTGGTGCAGATTTCGCAAAAGACACTCAATATACCTCTAGTCGTAACCATAATGTCACTGTAGTTGCGGGTTATGGCATTGTAGACCGCGCATTTTTCGGTGGATTGTATGAATTCTTCGATAAATCCTTGCAATACACCATACATAGTGTCGAGCCTGAGGCACCATACACATATCCTGGATATAGTGACTCCATTATCCAACCAGATGTTAAGACTGGTATTGTAAATGGTCAACTTACAAGTGTAAGTATTGTTGATGGTGGGTCAAATTGGAATACTTTGAAGGAAGAACCTTTGCTTGCTGTTGGAGCACCACCATCAACAACAGGTGAAATCGCCACAGTGAATGGTGTTTTTACTAATGGTGTCCTTACTAGCATCAATATCACAAATCCTGGCAGCGGATATAACGATCTGGACCCCCCTTCAGTCTATGTTGTCAACTACTATGAGAGAAAAGAGGAGCCAGCGGGTCCTGGGACGCCTGTAGAGGACCTGGGAACTGCAAATGTGACCAAGGTGCAGGATGGTGACGACTTTACGGTGAAGGGTCCAGACGGTGAAGACCTTAAACTCAATAATTCTGAGTTGATTAAGGGCATGGGAATGCAAGATGACTATGAAGGAACGGTTACTCTGTCGCAAGATATGGCAGATAAGATCAAAAATGAGACTGGTGTTGATCTTTCTCCTAATGTCCAGTATAAAAATGTCAAAATTAAGAATAAAGAGGGCAAATTGGTTGAAAATACCAATGCCTTTGGTCTGGTGCAGCAGCAATACTTCAATCAGAAGACTGTTATTTCCGCAAAAGGCGCAATGACACCAGTTAATCAACCGATGTCAGGCAATACATCCATGGAAAATGTCGATCAAGTCGCTGGACCTACGACTTATGAGACTCAATCTCCAGGAAACACGCCAAAATACGATCAAAAACGCTTCAGGAATGAGGATTTGCAGCGCGTTGGTTACACAGAAGGTGCATTAGATGATTTGAAAGACGCACAAAAGGTGCCTGACTTGAGTTTACCTGCAGAAAATAGAGATATTCTTCCTCAATCGTGGCATGATGACCGCGAAAGAGAGAAACAGAATCAAGAAGACTCTATTGATAGGATGTTTGACTCGCTGACGCAGAAAGATGAGGATCTAACTTACACAAATCCCGAGGTTTACGTCGAATCTGTGCAAAGAAGGTTTGTAAATTTGCCATATGCGTCAAGATATACCAAATATTATCTCAAACAGTATAAACCTGACGGAAATATTGATACTACAATAAATATCACAGTTGGTTGTAACGTTGCAGAAGACGGTTGTGGTCATATAGAACCCTTATGTCCACCACCTGGACTTCCTGCAGACACCAGCGAAACATCATCTGAAACAGATGAGAATGGAGAGACGACAGAAACCACAATTAGTTATACATATGCATTAGGACCGTTGATGGGTGATGGTTGTAAGAGTTGGTCGGCAAGCGGTAAAATGCTAGTTCGACATAATCTGACCAAAGCTACGCAAACTTATGCAGATGCTGTGGAAGCATACGGAAATCCATTTTTCTAATTGACGTTAATCAAGGAGTAGAGTAAAATATGGCAGGTTTACCCGCAGCAGTCTATATGGGTGTTGACAGTGGTCATGGTATTTGCATTCCCGCAAATGTCCATGCTAAGGTTCCTTGCTCTGGTTCTTGTGTAACTGCACCTAAAAAGTCAATTGCACAAATGTCGCCATTTAATATTTGGCCACCATTTGCACAAACGCCTTTAAATATCATGCAGGCGATTGTGAATGTTGTGATTAACTTACAAATTCCAATTGTCGATCAAGACTTGCTGATAAACCATCCAGCAACTTGCACAAATCTCATTGTCCCTGGGGGGTGTAAATCACCCCCTGCACCAATTCCATGTCCCACAGCGACATTGTGCGTTGAAGACATTGCTGGTGGTGGAGCACATATCCGAAGAGCAACCGCTACAACTAAGTCAGTGTTTGTGAATGGTAGGAGATTGTGTAGAGTTGCGGACCCATTGGGTCCACCCTGCCTATCGCTGATTGCGACTGGCGCAGCAAATGTATTCGTAGGAGTTTAACTAAATTATGGCAAGAGCAAAAGTCGGTTTTAGTGGGCAAAAGATGATTGAATCTATTCCCAAAAAAACTCGTCAGGGTAGTGGACAGCACACCAAGTATGCTGCTTCTTCCCGAAATGCAAAACGTAAGCGTTATCGCGGTCAAGGCAAATGAATCTAATCTGTAACCTTCCTGATGAAAAGGTATATGTCCGTAAGGAGTATCTAAGAGATCTTCAGGATGGTCACGGAGAGTTTGTAGAGGGCGTCTGGGTGTCGGCTAAGTCGATACCTGGACGTGCTTTTTATTTTGAGACGTATTTACCTGAATATGGGGCAATGTTTGATAAATTGCCTATCAGTGCCTTTGTAAGTGAAGCAAAAACTCCTGATCCAGACCTAGATCTTCCAAATTTGCAGTTTTGGAATTGCATGGACTATGGCGTCACATCGCTCTGTAAGCAGTTTACAGCGTCTATGGAGTGGGAAGTGCGTACAAGGCATTTCGGGACCCTTAAAGGGTCGTACATATGCACATTAGACAACTATCATGCCAACCCTGATGTGCTAGATTACTCAACTAGCGAAATTCCAGAGGAGCATAAGTCATTTAATCTCATAAATCTCGAAAATGGTCAGTTTGCACTGTATCCAAACAACCGTTGTCGCATTTATGACATCTCACTAACACCCGAAGAGCCTAAAATCCCAGATTTTAAGGTTTCGACGGAATATTATCAAGTTGAGAATGGGGTGCCTTGGGGTAGACTTGGTGATAACACTGATTATTTCTGGCGTACTAAGAAAGAGATCGAAGACGACGCTAAATAATACCTAGGGATAGCAACCCCTTTAAAAGTTCTGTCCAACAGAGCTTAAAAAATCATGGCAAACAATCCAATTCCAGATCAAAGTCAAGATTTCATCAAGTCGGGGATGGTTTTAATTACAGATCCACGAGCTGACGCAATTTTGAATAATCTGGGTAAGAATCGTCCTCCTAAGGACAGAAATTCTAAATGGTGCGGTGGCAAAGGTGGTTTTGACGACTTTGTAGAAAGATGGCACTAAAATCAATTACTGGCGCAGACTTCGGTCGCAATAGGTCTAGAGCATTTAAAGACCTTGCGATGGATTTTACACGAAATGCATTCACCAACGATGTAAATAGTGTGTCAAATGATAATGCCATTAAGCAGTCAGTCAAAAATCTGGTCCTAACTGTCCCTGGAGAAAAATTTTATCAACCTAATTATGGATCTCGTATAACGGCACTTCTTTTTGAGCCACTAGATCCTTTTCTGGTAGATGCAATTCAGAATGAGATTCTAAATACACTTAGAAACAATGAGAAACGCATTACTGTTACAAAAGTGCAGTGTGCAGCAGATTATGAAAATAACGCCATTGAGGTAACAGTTGAATATAAGATTATTGGTCTACCCATTGTTGAAAATGTAGAATTCGTATTACAGCGTCCCTAACCAATGCAACCCAAGAATTTAACAGCACTGGACTTTGAAGATATTAAGTCTTCGATCAAATCATACCTAAGAACTCGAGATGAGTTTACAGATTATGATTTTGAGGGGTCGTCTCTGTCGTACTTAATCGACATTTTAGCGTATAACACATATTACACGGCATTTACCGCCAATATGGCGCTGAATGAGGCATTTCTGGACAGTTCTACTGTTAGAGATAACGTAGTCAAACAAGCAAAACTTCTAAACTACACTCCAACTTCGATTAAAGCGGCATACGCTTACATTCACATCACTGTACAGACTACAGCTGAGAATGATGTATATCCAAATAATGTAACTCTACAAGCAGGACCCGTATGCACTGGTGGTAATTACGTTTGGAATATCCTCGAACCTATCACAGCGGTTGTAGATCAAACTACAGGTCAGGCAACATTTAGGTGCGTGAAAATTTATGAGGGTAGTATTGTCAACTTCTCATACACAGTTAACAAGTTTATCAAACAAACCTACACCATTCCGTCTCCAAATGCGGATACTTCGACTCTTTCCGTAAAAGTTAGAGCGAATGCTTCCTCAACTACGTCGGATGTTTATAATCTTGTAGACAATGTAACTACTGTCCAGTCTACAGACCGCGTTTATTTCCTCAGTGAAGGCGAGGATATGCGATTTGAGGTCTTATTTGGTGATGGAGTGATCGGAAGAGAGCTTGGAGACGGAGAAGTTATTGACCTCAACTACCTTGTCACGGTTGGGGCAGCTGCAAATGGCGTTAGCAAATTTACTTTTGTCGGTAGATTCATAGACAGTAACGGTGCAGTCTATGGTGTTGGGCAGGTTGCGTTTGAAGTTGCGGATAAAGCAAACTACGGATCTGCTGCAGAGAGTCTAGAATCCATGAAATACATGGCTCCTAGATTTTATTCCGCTCAATATAGAGCAGTTACCGCTCAAGATTACGAAGTTATTACTAAAAAAATCTACGATAACGCTAAAACCGTTGTTGCGTTTGGTGGTGATGAGTTGAATCCTCCAGTATACGGAAAAGTATACATTGCCATTAAGACAAAAACGGGATCTAAACTCAACGATGCTACTAAGAAGTCTCTTTCTCAGCAGTTGAGATCATATTCAATGGCATCAATCGA